GATTCCCCAGTACGACAAAGAGTAGACGCTACCCGCAATATGCAAGAAGGTGGGTCGGTAGAAGATTATCCAAATATTGATTTAAAAAGAAAAACCAATATATTAACTAAAGGAGATAGAAGTATTTATGAACATTCTATTCTTGGAAGTATGCCAGCGAAATTTGTTGGTGGGGAAAGTGGATCAAGATATTATATAGGAAAAGGAACTAGTAGATCAAAAGACCTTGCTCACGATAAGGCAAGAATGAATTTGAATGAAAAAATGTTTAGTACTCCAGCAGATTCAATACCAGCGGCTATGATCGGTGATTATTTTCCTAAATATATGCAAGAAGAAGCACCAATGGAAGAAGCGCCAGTAGAAGCTCCAAAGAAAAAAGGTAGACTTAGAGGTTTATTAGGTTTTCAAGAAGGTGGAGAAGTAGATTTTAAAGAGCATATGATGTACGACAAAAACGACAAAGGATATCTTGCAAAGACTTATGAAGATCATTTACGAATGAAAAAAATGGGATATTCCCACAAAGGTATGCAAGAGGGTGGAGAAGTAAGGAGTCCTACTATGGGTGATATAGGAGCCTTATTAAGATTGGAAGAATTATATAAATCTGGCGATCCAAAAGTAGAAAGCGGCGCTTCAGCGTTTACCCCAGAAGGCGGTTATAGTAAAGATTATCTTGCTGAAGAAACAGGTATACCAATGGAATCTTTTGATATAGATACTTTATATTATAAAAACCCAGCTGATTATCAATTTAAATTTTTAAAAGATGGTGAAGAAATGGGGACTAAAACAGGCAGGATGCGACCGAGAAAAGCAGAATATCTAAAGCAAAATGCTATTGCTGAAGAAGCCCTTCGCAAAAAGATAGGTGATGATAATTATGGGGATGTTATGTTTGATATGTATAAAAAAGATTATAAAGGTTTAGAAGATAAAATATCTTCTAAATATTATGATATGAGCCCAGAAGAACAAGAAGATTACGATATGAATAAAATAAGTTCGCGTTTTCGTTCTTTTAACTTTCAAGAAGGTGGAAAAGTAGGGAAGTATGAAAAAGCATTACAAAGAGCAGAAATGATGGGTGATGCTGGTTATGCACTACCAGAAAGTTTATCAGCACCAGCGGAGGAAATGAGCAATATGCGATCCGCAGAAGATTTATACGGCATGTACATGAGAATGGGGCCACAAATGGTAAAGGATAAAATGTCTAATATGGAGAGCAGAGCATTAGATTCTTTACTACAACAAAAAATGAACAATATGGATAGACCTGCTGTTCCTCAATATGGAATGGGTGGTATGATAGACGAGTATAATATGGGTGGATATGTGAAAAAATATCAAGATGGCGGAGAAGTGGAACCACAACAAGTAGGAATTCCCCCGGTTGATAAGTTTCAACAAATGGCTGAAACGTGGGAAGACACAGGTCGTGGTGTTGAAAGCGCAAGAGCAGAACAATTAAGAATGGCAAAGTTTCCAGCAGACAATTACAGTGGAAAAGAAGTACAAAAAAATATGAATGCGCTTGCGCCATATTATAAAAGTTTTGGAAGATTAAAAACCCCACTTCAAGAAAGAAATGATTTTTTATATAATCGTTTAAATGTTAATCCTAACAATTTACCATCTTCACTACAAGGTTTAAAAGGTTCTGCTTTATTACAACGGTTAGGTAACGAAGGAATATAATGCCGTTAGAATCAGATTATAGGGCAGATTACAATCAAGAATTATACCGCCAATGGCGGGATTCAAGAGCAGACTGGGATACAGAAGCTCGTTATGACATTGACTTCTTTCTTGGTAATCATTTTACCAGTGATGAGTCAGATGAACTACAGGCTCGCAATCAGGCAGATGTGCCGATGGATAGAATCGGGCCAGCAATTGAAAAATTTAAAGCAGTACTAACCTCAAGACCGCCAGCCTTTACAGTCACTCCACGTGAGGACTCTGACGTAAAGATAGCAACATTGTGGCGTACTGTAATGAGTTACATTTGGGAAAACTCACAAGGTGATTGGCAACTAAAAGAAGCGATACACGACTATGCAATCACTGGAATGGGTTATCTATATGCATATATAGACCCTGAGTCAGACTTTGGTAGGGGTGACGTCAAGTTCACTTATGTTAACCCTTTTCGGGTATACGTCTCTCCTTCCACCAGAAACAGGTGGTATGACGACGCTGAAGGCGTCATCCTCTCTACCATACTAACTGGTGAACAAGTCGTCAACCTCTACCCTGAATTAGGGCCGCAAATAGATGAAGAAACTGGAGAAGAAGTACCGGGTATTATTTCACAGCTTGATTCATACAGCGAAGAAGATTACCCAAGCGCTCAAAACAAAAATTCAAAAACAGTATTTACACCAGCGGAAGTAAAAGATAGTGATCTATACCATCGCGAAAAATTTCAAGTACTGGAAAGATATTATAAGATTAAAGTTGATTATTATCGCGTAATTGATATGCAGTCAGGCGATGAGGTTATTTTTGATGAAGAAGAGTATATGCAATTTATCGAAGATAACCGTGAACGCGTAGAGAGCAGTCAATATGAAGTAATACCAGTACAACAATCAAGAATTAAAGTGTGTGCTACTATGGGACAGATTGTATTATATGAAGCAATTCTACATACAGACTGTTATCCCATAGTGCCTTTACCTAACATTTGGACAGAAACTCCATATCCTAAATCAGACGTATCAAGAGCTAGGCCAATGCAAAGACTATTAAATAAATTATGGTCATTAGCTTTGTCTCACGCTCAAGCTTCTGCTGGTTTAAAACTATTAGTACCATTAGGTAGTGTAGAAGATATTAATCAATTAGAACAGGATTGGGCAAATCCAAATGCAGTAATTGAAGTAGATAGCTCTCAAGGAGAGCCTCACTATCCAGCACCACAAGCATTAGCATCAGAGTTTTATAAACTAATTCAACAGTGTGAACATTATATTGATTTTACATTTGGATTACCAGAAATGATGCATGGCTTTACAGAAAAAGCTCCTGAAACGGTGCGCGGTACAGAGCGTATGATTTCATTGGGAACAGAAAGACCAAAATCAAAACTGAGAGATATAGAGTTTAGTATTAATAGGTTGGGAAAAGTATTATACAATTTTTGTAAAGGACATTACACATATAAAAAGATTTTTAGGTTAGTTCAGGCTAACAATGACATTACAGAAGCAATGGCGAATTTCTATGATAGTACCGAAAATGCTATTTTAGACATGAAAAAAGATAAACATAATCTTTCACAACATGATGTTCGCATAGAGCCCGGGTCTAGTTTACCAACTAGCAAATGGGCAGAGCTTTCTGTTTATCTGGAAGCGTTTCAATTAGGAATAGTAGATAGGTATGAAGTATTGAAGAAAAATCCAGAAATATTTGATAAAGAAGGTATCTTACGTAGAACTGAAGAACGTCAGCAGTTAATGCAACAAGTTCAGGCTATGGAAGAACAAATAAAGAATTTGGAGGGTGACCTCCAGACTGCCCAGAGGGAGTCTGTGCATGATAGAAAACGTGTCGAGGTTGAAAAGTTTAAATCTCGATTATCGGAAATTGCATCAGACGCCAAAGCTGATAGAAGGGTTCAATTAAATAAACTACAAAACGAGGTGAAGCTCGAAGCGGAGAAATTGGTTGGTTCCATGCAGGAACCCGGTTCTGCTCCTAATGCTTAGAGACATCTAGAAAAGGAGTCGTAATGGACACTACACAGACAGAGGCCACTACCGAATTTGTCAGTGGTGAAGAAGGACAAACTGAAGTAATAGATCAGGTTGTCAATGAAACAGATAACGAAGCAATGCAGGCTGAAGAAGCTGTTGAGCAAGTAATGGATTGGGAAAGTGAGGCTAAAAAGTTTCAATCAATGTATGATCGTGCGTATGCCGATAATGGTAAATTGAAGCAATTAGAGCCCTTGGGACAATTACTAGAATCTCGCCCAGACTTGGTTGATTTATTACAAAGCAATATCAACGGACAGCCCGCAAAGCAAGCGGAATCTAAACCAGCACTGCCAGAAGAGGACTTTAACCCTTGGGAAGCCTACTACAAGCCGGGTTCACAATCATATGAATTTCGTAAGCAACAGGAATTGGAGCTAACGAATCAAGTTGTGGGTCAGGCATTACAAAGGCAGGAGCAACAAATGTCGGAACAAATGACCTACAATAACACGGTTAATGAATTGCGTAATACGTACAAATTCTCTGATGATGATGTAAATAATTTTATGCAGTTTGTTACACAACCGAAAGAACAAGTAGGTTTGCCTAATCTTGTAAAACTATATCGTGACGTCAATAAAGGCGGAGTGGTTAATGATACAGCTCAGGCAGTTAATGCGGCAAAAAATGCTCCAAGAAGCCCCGGCGCTATACAAGGTGCGCCACCTCAAACAAAATCAGATGATGATAAAGTTTGGGATAGCGTAATGAGCGTGGGGGATAAAACGGTATTTTAATAATAAAGTAACTCACGGAGATAAAAATGGCTATTACTAGCGGAACATTAAAGAGTAGCGCAATTACTGCGGCGGCAAGTTCGGCTGATGTGGGGCAAGCCCCAGATCAACGACGATTGTACGACTTCGGGGATCGCGTTGCTGAATTAGCTCCAGAAGAGTCACCGTTCTTTGTATATCTTAATAAAGTAGCGAAAGCACCAACGAATGATCCTGTATTCCGATTTTTGGAAAACAGATCGCGGATTGATTGGACAAGTAGGACATTCCTATTATCTGCCGATGTTAATGGCGGTTCAGCAGTATCAGCTGGTAGTTCTTACCAGTTTACAGTTGACACTCCTAACGGAAGCAGTGGTTCGGTTGATTATCTTGTAAAAGGTATGGTATTTGCTGTGCAGACCCTCGACGGAACAGCAGGTGTTTCATACGCCTCTGTTAGAATTGATTCTGCTCCAGCTGATCAGGGAAGTGAAACAGTCTTTACAGGACGTATTGTCGCTTTACCTAATTCCAGTTTTGGTTCTGGTTACAATATCATGTCAGACAATGACAAATGTCAGGTTATTGGTACCTCTTTTGAAGAAGGTACTGGTTCTCCCGATGTGTGGTCAAGTAGTCTTGATGATGATTTTGGTTATACCCAGATTTTTAAAACTGCGGCTGAGTTGACAAACACAGCTATTGCTACTAATTATAGAGGATATGCTAATGAATGGCAACGAGTCTGGAATGAAAAACTAAGAGAACACAAGGTTGACATTGAAAGAGCAATGTTATTTGGACAAAGAGCACGCGTTAGCGGCGTTCAGTATTCTGAAGGTATCGTAGGGCATATTATTGCTAATGCGGCACCAAAAGCTGATAACAGTGCATTGTCTTATTCTTCTGGTTCTCCTTACAGTAGAACTGTCGCATCTGCCGAATTCACTTATGATTTATTTTTAAGTGATATGGAAGTGTTGATGGATCCTGCTCGTGGCGGAGAATCCCAGAAGCTTGCACTTGCAGGTCTTCCTGTAATCACTCTGTTTAATAAGATGGGATCAGGCGGATTCCTTGATGGATCACTTCAATTATCAACTGATGCCGGAGCGTATAAGCTTGGTATCAGTCACGAAAAAGTCAGCGGTTCTTTTGGACATAGTATTATGAAAGTTGATACAGTTCATGGATCACTTGGCGTTGTTAAAGAGCCTCTATTTAGAGGACTTTCTAACAGTTTCATGTGTTTAGTTGATATGAGCAAGGTTTCTTACAGACCTCTAGTTGGTAATGGGTTAAATCGTGATACTCACATAATTTCAAACGTACAACAAGCAGATGAAGATTTGCGTAAAGACATGATCTTAACCGAAGCTGGTTTAGAGATTTCATTACCTGAGTCTCATATGTTGTATAATTTTGAAGCAATTAGTTAAGGGAGTTAACGATGAGAGCTGATTATTTAAACGAAAACAGTGGTTCTTCTTTTGCATTAAAGAAGAAAGTTGAATTCATAAGTGCCGCACGAACACTAGACGAAGATGATAGTGGTAAAGTGTTTATGTGCGACTCTGCTGATGGAGCTTATTCTATAACACTACCGACAGCCGCTACCGGGCAAGATGGTACATATTACAAATTCATAGTCTGGGAAGAAACCCCGACTGCTGATATTACCATTGCCGCAGGAAGCGCTATCATAAGTGGTGTGAATAAAGACGCAGGCGGTGACGCCGCGAATTCCACAGCAGGTACTCAAGTCTCAAATGTTATTTTAGACACAACCGCACAACGTGGCGATTGGGTTAATTTAATGTTTTGGGGTGGTGAATGGCTTGTAGAAGCATTCAGTAGTATCAATAATGGTATTCAAACTTCATAATCCGAATACATAAGGATTAACAGTTTTTGAGAACTGTGGGGTAAATCAATAAAAGGTTTACCCCAAATCTCATAAGGTTTTTTAACAATTAACAAGCTCGTTCATGGACAGCCAGTCCTTAGAGCAGGAGGAAAATATGGCACGTGGAGTAAAATCATTAAGCAATTATTCAGTTGCAGAAGCTCAAAACCTACAATTAGGTCAAGCGGGCGCTATTATCATAGACGGTACCGATGCAATAGCAGGGCCATTTGTAGCAATAATGGGATTAGAAGATTCGGTGGTAGATACATCAGAATGTGATGTAACATGGTTATCTGGTACAGTACCAGCTACTTTTAAGATTCCAGCAGGCGGAACAATATACGGATATTATGCTTCAATAGAATTAGACAGCGGCTCAGTTATTGCTTACTATGGATAACAAATGCGCTCACTGTTCAAAACCCAACCCAGAATATTGGTTTTATTGCCGAAGTTGTGGAAAGAAATCTTCAGAAAAAAAGTTTAGTACGAATATGTGGATGAGGACGGAAAGAGGTAAAAGAACCGATATGGAGTTTAGAAACATAACTATGGATGAACATATTAAAGAAGTAGAAGAAAGTAAAAATGCCTAGAGCAAAGAAAAAAGGTAAGAAAAAAGGTTTATATGCAAATATCCACGCAAAGCGAAAAAGAATTAAAGCTGGTAGTAAAGAAAAAATGAGAAAGCCCGGAAGTAAAGGAGCTCCAACAGCAAAGGCTTTTAAAAGATCAGCTAAAACAGCTAAAAGACGAAAGAAATAAAAAATGGCAGGCACACTAAAAGTTAAAATAGAAGAAGAAATTATATTAAATAATCAAAATTATGGTTCAAAAAGAACCTTATCTATTGCCAGCGTTGCTGAAATATATAAAAGAATTGTAAACGTCCCAGCAAGTGGTGATACAACTATTGCTACATTTGCGGCGGCAGTAAGTACATCAGATGGAGCGTTTGATGTAAATGATGTACGATATATACGGTTAACAAATTTAGATAGCTCTAATAGTGTTAACGTGGCAATGGTAGGTGCAAGTGACAATGCACAGTTTGTAGTACCGGCGGGTAGCAGTTTAATGTTTGGTACTCCAGATGATTTTATGCTTGGTGAAGCAGATACTTCTCCAGCATTTTCAAGTTTTGAAGATTTAGCTAGTATCATAGTTGATTCTGGCACAAATGCAGTAGATATTGAATTGTTTATAGCGAGTGTATAATGGCTACATTTAAAGTACAAATTGAAGATACAATAGGTTCTGTCGGTGACGACGCGGCCTTAACAGGCTGGTTAACTGACGGAGCAAAAGAAATTATTAATATGATGCCCGAACCAGAATTGAGTATGGTATCAGCGCAACAAACTTTTACATCTGCCGCTGTAGGAAGTGAAGCAGAAACATTAAACACTGGAAAAATATTACATGTATTTAGAAATGATGGAGACATTGATCAGCCTTGCAGACCAATACAGGCTTTATATAAGGGTCGCGCATCTGACCCATATGATATGCAATATGCATCTATTACCGACCCTGTATTCTATATTGAAAATAATAAATTAAATGCATTACCAGATGGTGGGTCGTGTAAATATTCAGAAGTTCAGTATCCAGCAGTGGCTCATGGAGACAGCGCTATAAGTGTATTCCCAGATGAATATGAATATCTAGTTGTTTTATATGGAGCTATAAAAGGCTTACAAAGAAAAATGAGTGATAAGCTTGGTAATTCTGACATAACAACCGCAATGACTGCTATCAATACTGAGCTAGACGAAACTCAGGCGGTGTGTGATAAGGTAGATGCAGACTTAGTATTAGCAAAGGCAGAGGTTGTATTAGCTAAAGCCGAAGCGGCTGAACTTGCTACACAAACTGATAATGGTGGTGACTTTGAAACTGCTTGTGATGCAATGGCAACAGAGTTAGCTAAGGTTGATAATGTTATTGTAGAAGCAAGTGCTGAATTTGATAAAGTAGATGACGTAATCGTTGAAGGTAGTGTAGAATTTGATAAGGTAGACAATGTAATTGTTGAGGGTAGCGTAGAACTTGATAAATCTAGTGCATTGTTAGACTTAGGTGAAACAGACTCAGAAGGAGCTGTTAACACAGCGGCGGCTAAGATAATAACAGAAATGGATGAAACACAAGCTGTATGCGATAAGATAGATGCTGATTTGGTTCTTGCTAAAGCTGAGATTGTTCTTGCGAAAGCAGAGGCGGCAGAGTTAGCGTTACAGACTGATAATAGTAGTGATATTGCAACGGCTCTTACAGCAATAAACACAGAATTAGATAAGGTTGATGATGTTATAGATTTAGCAAACGATGAGTTTGATGAGGTTTCTACCCAAGTAGGCGGTAGTAAAGATTCTCCAATTTTAGATGCTTTTACAGAATTTGAAGAAGCTAAAAATTTATCTGGAGCATATAATTCTGGAGCTATATCAACTGCATTAGTAGCTATAAATACAGAATTAGATGAGACTCAAGCGGTTTGCGATTTAATTAACACACAAGTAGATGATGCGGTAACCCAAATAGGGGAATCTGCATCACAGGTAGATTCTGGTGTGGATACAGCTTTAGCGGCTATTGCTACGGCGGCTGGACGTATAAACACCGCAGTAGGATTAGCGAATGCTGAGTTTGACAAATGTGATACAATGTTAGATTTAGGTGAAGCGGACAGTGAGAGCGCTGTAAATACTGCTTTAACTGCTGTGAAAGCAGAAATAGATGAATGTTTAGCTATAGCCGATTCAATGAATGCGGAAACCGTATTGGCAAATGCTGAAGTTGATAAAGCTATTGCAAAAATTGTTTTAGCAAATGCGGAGGTAGAGCTAGCTAATCCAGAGGTAGATTTAGCAAAAGCAGAAGTTGCTGAAGCGGCTACCCTTATAGATACTAATGTTGATACAGCCGCAACGGCAATTAACACAGCGGTAGATAGAGTTAATACGGCGGTAGCGTTAGCAAATGTTCAGTTTGATAGCGCGGTAACGGCAAACGGAAACGAAGATATTGAACTTGCGCAATCGCACGTACAAGCAGGGCAGGGATATATAGCCGAAGCGAGAGGTTCTTTAGACGAGGCAAGGGGATTTGTTGAAGAGGTAAATGCAAGAGTAAGTCAAGTGCAAGGGCAGATTAGAGTAT